TGTAAAAATTCAGTACAATATAATCATGTATTTCTCTCAAGTCTTTCTTAGCTTGATCCGTAAGAGAAACATGGTAACGTTTATGATTACTCAAGTCCAAATTCCTTTCTTACATCTGCTAAAGACGTTAGTTTACCTTGCTCAATTTCTTGATGGCCCAACAAGATTTCCTTTTTCAAGTCTTCAAAAGCAACCTGATATTGAGTCTCTAGTGAATCACTAAATACGAACTCTTTGGGATCAACCGCACCTGTCGCAATTTTACGAAGTGCAGCATTAAAGATATCTGACAGGGTTAACTTTTCATCAGCTAAGATTTCTTTCGTTTGTTGGTAAAAAGTCGAATCTGCTCTAAAATTAACAGGTTGAGTACTTGCCATGATTAATACCTCTTTGTAAAGATGATTTGTAAATACATTGTAGCATCTTTATATTTAAAATTCAACTAAAAGCTCAATATTCCTCGCTCATCATAAATACTACTATCATTATTTTGGTGTCTAATACATCTATCAATTCCCATTATAAGAGCAACAATTCCATCGATTTTTTCAATTGATTTCTCTTTATCTGGTTTGATATTGCCTGCAGGGTCTTGGCGCATAACTACGTTTTGCGACATCCATTTTAAAACAGGTTGTCCTCCGTGTTGTATACGACCTTCCATCATAAGTTTGAATAATTCCTTTGACGGTGGACTCATATCCTTGTACCCCTGACCAAAAGGAATCATCGTCAGACCCATATCTTCTAGATTCTGCACCATTTGCGTTGCATTCCATCTATCATAGGCGATTTCTTTTATATTGTATAGCTTTGATAATTCCTCAATGAACTTCTCTATAAAGCCATAATGAACAACATTACCCTCTGTCGTCTTTAGATAACCTTGCCGTTCCCATACATCATACAAAACATGATCCCTACGACAACGAAGTTCAAGAGTATCTTTTGGTAACCAGAAATAGGGTAGAATGATGTAATTTTCTAGTTCATTCCTAGGTGGAAAAACTAAAACAAAGGCTGTGATATCGGATGTACTAGACAAGTCTAGTCCTGCATAACACTCACGACCTTTCAAACTTTCAAAATTGATTGGGGTATCCCCTTTGTTGTATACATGTTCTGGAATCCAAGCAACTGTAGAATTTGTCCACATATTTAGCCGTAGTTGCTTGAATACATTTTCTTCAGCAGGATTATCAAGTGCTTGTTTATATGCTTCTCTGACACGGTCTAAGCCAATGGTATGACCTAATGACGGATTAGCTTTTAACCAGTTACTTTCGTCATTCCAGTCCTCTTCATCAGATAAACCATAAACGATAGGATAAAAAGATGTATCTTTCTTTCTGCTGTTTAAAATATCAAGTGCTTTTGTGTGTAACTCGTAACAAATTGAATTCTTATCTGTTCCTGCAGTAGTAATGATGAAAAATAAGGGTTGTTCTCGTGCATCTCCTGAACCTTTAGTTAAGACATCATAAAGGTGGCGATTGGGTTGCGCATGAATTTCGTCAAACACGAGTCCTGAAACATTGAGACCATGTTTTGTACCAGTCTCAGCGGACAAAACTTGATAGAAACCTGCATTAGAGTAGTTAACAATTCGTTTCGTAGCACCCATTATTTTTGAACGTTTCTCTAAAGGTCGACTCATTAGTACCATTTGTTTTGCTACATCGAATACAATAGAAGCTTGATTTCGGTCACATGCTGCACCATAAACTTCTGCACTGGCTTCATTATCTGCATAAAGTAGATAAAGAGCTATTGCTGCTGCTAGTTCACTCTTCCCATTCTTTTTGGGAATTTCAATATAAGCAGTTAGAAATTGTCTATTCCCATCTTCTTTAACAATCCCAAATATATCTCGTACTATCTGTTCCTGCCAAGGTAAAAGTATGAACTTCTGACCTGCCCATTTTCCTTTAGTATGACAAAGGTTTTGAATAAAAGTCACTGCTCTATCAGCCTTACTTTTATCATAATGTGATGAAGCTAGCATAAAAGGAGTTGGTTCATAATGAAAAGTCATAGTAAACCTCCCAACAAATCTTCCATTTCGTCACCATTACCAACCTCTGAATCCATAGTAGCTAAACGATTCCTAGCGGATGGGGTTAGACCAAATTGTTCACAAAACTTCAGCATGATTTTTAAATTAGTTTGACTAATTGAAACTTGTGGAACTTGCTGTAAATACCCATTTGGTGTCTTTAAGATAGAACCATGTTTTGATAAAAACTCCTCTGCTTCTTTCCAACGTGCGTAAGCTTGACAATAACCTGCAAATGCGGTCATATCCATTTCCGTCAGTAATCCCATTTGTTCCAATATTTTTCCCATCCGCTTCCATTCCCTCTTAGCATCTTCTTCAAGCCACTGGGGGCAACGTGGAGCCTTCTTTTGAGGTTTTACTTCATTCGTTGGGAGAGGCCGTTTACCAGGATTACCTTCTAGAACTTTTAAATTTGTAGGTTTCGGTTTACGTCCTCTAATTGCCACTAATTCACCTCCTAAAATAAAAAGAACTCACATCGAGTTCCAATTTATAATTTATTGTATGTATCCACTATTTCTTGATAGATAATTTTATCCAAATCATCCATTCGGTCAGTAATTTTACCATATTCATAATGAAAAACTATTTCTTTATTTCGTTTAATTTTTAGGATTGCTATCCAAGCGCCATCAATATGTCGGTCATAGGTACTAAATTCTCTAAGAAACTCAATATGATAGTGCCGACCATTGCACTCTCTAGTTATCATTTCCCACATAACTATCCCAATTTTATTATTTTATCAATTCCGTAAAGTACATTTAAACTTTGTCCATTATCCCAACTTACTAAAATTGAACCAATATCATCAACACCAATTACCGTACCGAGAGTACCTATAGGTGGCGCAAATGAATCCTCCATTTCGAGTAATTTTACTCGAGTTCCATTGGGATACAATGATTTCAAAGTCTTCACTTTTAAGTCATCCATAATACAACCTCTTCTCTTTTGTTTAGTACATATTAACTCTAAAGTTCATTTTTATCCAGTTATTTCTGATAATATTTTGAAGATAATATGGCACAACCAATAGCATAAACAACTGGTACTGTGACTCCGTTTCCTGCTTGTTTATAAAGTTGTGCATCTGAATTTACAGCTTTTGCCTTTTCAAATAAGTCATCACTGAAACCTTGAAGTCTAAAACACTCTTTTGGAGTAAGTCTTCTAATTTTTACAACACGACCATTCCAAACAACTGCGCCCATCTGGCAGCTACATGAAAGGTTGTGAGCTATTCCTCTCCCTACTCTTGCCCTTCTCGTTAATGAACTTGGATAAGAAAGATCAACCGAGTCACCAACCACCGCCAATTGATAACCTTGCTTTGTTCCGTTCCTAACCTTGATACCTTGTGTCAAAATTGGTTGGACCTCAAGCACTCCAGAGTTCATTGCTGTTCGCTTTGTCGCACCAGCAGTATAACGAGCAGTTAAACATCTTGCTTCTTCAGTTAACTTTGGTTCAGTTAGTGATTGGTCAATCAGATAAAGACCTGTCTTAGCTCCTAGTCCCCCACCCTCTCCAACAAGTGTTGTTGCAATACCACTGGGGTCATAGACACGGTAGCTTTGCATACCGCCTACAAGTTGCTTAAGATGGCTACTGCTTTCTCTGCTGATAGGTAGTACTTGTCGTCGACCTTCTCTTCTAAGATGTCCGATAGTATAGATGCGTTCTCTATTTTGTGGTACTCCGTAATCTTTTGAGTTGAACACTTGCCATTCAAGGTCGTACCCTGATTCATCCAAGATAGAGAGATAGTCGAGATAATCTCGTCCCCCACCACTTGATAAAAGTCCTTTAACATTTTCAAGGAGAACCCATTCGGGTTTATCTTCTTCTTTTTGGCTTTTGATGAGTTCAACAAATGTAAAAAAGAGTCCACTTCGCTCACCGTATAGGCCGGCTCGTTTCCCTGCGATAGACACATTTTGACAAGGGCTTCCCGCACACCAGAGATCTGCTTTTGGTAATCGTGTTGGATCGATTGTTGTGATATCGTCATGAAACCATTCTCCTTTCGTATCATACATTGCTTCATAAGACTTGCGTGCAAACTTATCTTTTTCACAAAATCCTATACACTTCATTCCTGCTAATTCTAGCCCATGTCGAAAGCCACCAACTCCGGAAAAGAAATCTAGAAACGTTAGTGTCATACTTGTTCCTCCAACTCCTTTAACACTTGGTTATAAGTTAAAACCTCATGATTACGTTGTACGGTTACTTCAGTATCGCCTGTAACTTCTATATAGCGTTTAACAATGACATCCACAAACTTTTCATCCAGCTCGATTCCATAACAAATACGTCCAGTCTGATCTGCAGCTATTAAAGTAGAACCAGAACCTAAAAATGGATCTAAAACTATTGTTCCACGCATAGAAGAGTTTTGAATAGGGTAAGCCATAAGTTGAATTGGTTTCATGGTTGGGTGGTCTTTACTAGACTTAGGACGGTCATATTCCCAAATGGTAGTTTGCTTCCGATCACTAAACCATTGATGCTTTCCTTTTTTCTTCCACCCATATAAACAAGGTTCATGTTGCCATTGATATGGGCTACGACCTAATACAAGTGAGTTCTTTTTCCAGATGCAACACCCACTCAAATAGAAACCAGCATTTTTAAAAGCTTTACGGAAGTTGAGTCCTTCCGTATCTGCATGAAAAACATAGATAGACGCATCATCTTCCATGTGATTTTCTACTTGAGTAAACATAGAAAGGAGAAATTGATAGAAGTCTCCGTCAGACATATTATCATTTAGGATTTTCCCTGCCGTCTCTTCAACGTCCACATTATAAGGTGGGTCCGTTACTACTAAATTAGCTTTCCTATCATCTAGCAACTGCTTATAGGTTTCAGCTTTTGTAGAATCACCACAAATGACTCTATGTTTTCCCAATTGCCAAATGTCCCCATTTCTTGATACCGTTGGTTTCTTCAATTCTTCTTCCACATCAAACTCATCTTCAGACAACTCCTTGTCATGGACATTGGAGAGGATGTCATCAATCTCTGGTGGCTCAAAACCAGTAAGGTCTAGATTGAAATCAGACTCCTGTAAATCTAAAAGTAAGTCCGCTAAGAGAGCTTCATCCCATTGACCTGTAATCTTATTGAGTGCAATGTTCAATGCTTTCTCATCTTCTTTGGGTAAATCAACGATGACGCACTTAGCAGTTTCATAGTCTAAGTCTTTAAGAACTGTCAAGCGTTGATGACCCCCAATTACAGTTAAATCTTCATTGACAATAATAGGGTCAACATATCCAAACTTAAGAAGCGACTGTTTAATTTTTTCATATTCTTTATCCCCTTTTTTCAGTTTCTTTCGAGGATTATAAGCTGCAGGCTTTAATTCTTTCAGAGGAAGTTCTTTTATTTCCATTGTTGGTTGGTTCGTCATTTTAGACTCCTTTGTAAAATCTTATCTGTATGTAGCAGGCATGGCTACAATACTTTCTATTGGGATTGGCATAAGATAAAAATGACCTACCACAACACTGGCAAGTCATTTCTTCATATGCAGTTTGTTCCTTATCATGCTCCTCTTGATGATTTTTCCACCAATTTATTCTGCACCTATCTGAGCAAAATTTCTTCGGTCGTCCAGTTTTATTAGGAACCATAGGTTGAAAACATTGAGGACAGTTTGTACCATCTTGAACTCGTTTCTCAACCATCAAATACGGTAATGTTCCTTGTCCCTTTAACTCAGGATGTCTTTTACAATACTTCTTAACAGAGTCTTTAGATAAACCAATTACTTGAGCAACTTCACCGTATCCTAAGCCATTTTTTCTAAGTAACCAAATTTGTTCTCGTTGAAAGTTATTCATACCTGTTCCTCACTTTTATACTAAAAAATAAGGTTATTTTCGTACCTAAATTTAAACAAATTTACGAAAATAACACTCACTTAATTCTATATTCTTACTGGATTCTTTACTATTTTGAATTGATTTTTATATCCCACCCTATCAATTTTGCGAAATTTTACGTTTAAGGGGGCGTCGGTCTTTTACGGACAAGGGTTTAGAGATTTTATCCCCCCTACCCCAAATTATAAAAAGAGATATTTTTAGAACGTAACTACAATATTAAAACCGATAGGTATATTCCACATATCTGTCAGTCGTCTTGGTCTTTCTATCATGACAGGATTTACAGAGAGCTTGCCAGTTAGATTGATTCCAAAAGAGTTCTTGGTCACCTCGGTGGGGAGTGATATGATCAACCACTGTTGCCTTGGTCAGTCGACCTTCTCTTTGACAGTAAACACAGAGAGGATTGAGCTTTAAGTAACGAATACGCGCCTTATTCCACCGTGAATTGTAACCTTTAGCTTTGGTTGTCTTGGCGTCAAGTGCGTGGTTAGTCTTGTGGTCATTGCAGTACTTGTTTCCATAGGTCACAAGGTTTGGACAACCATTCTGCTTGCACGGAGTTCTTGGTCTACGTGGCATCTTACTGCTCCCAAGGAAGAGTTGGTTTCGTAAAATGTCCAAAACATGTAGATTGAGTGTAGTCTACGTTTAGAAGATCCAACTCCTTGATAATCCCTTTCGGTGTTAAATCGTACCGTTCTTTAATCATTCCTACCAATTGTTTGCTCGTATAGTTACTTGTTCCAAATGTTTCCACATGAATAGAAACCGGTTCTGCGACCCCTATAGCGTATGCTAATTGAACTTCGCATCGTTTAGCATATCCTTCACGAACGATGTCTTTTGCAATCTTACGTGCCATATAAGCTCCTGAGCGATCCACTTTACTTGGATCCTTTCCTGAAAATGCACCACCACCATGATGGGCAAATCCACCATAAGTATCAGCGATAATTTTTCTTCCAGTAACTCCAGCATCTGCATAAGAACCGCCAAGAACGAAACGACCAGTAGGATTCACTAAAACATTAAAATCAAGGTTTTGTTTATACTGTTTTGCAACTTTCATCATAGATTCTTTAACAATAGATCTTAAATTCTCAATTGTTATTTCATCGCTATGCTGAATTGATACTAAGAATGTTGTAATTCTTTTATTGTCATAATCATAAGAAACCTGTGCCTTAGCATCTTTCCCTAAGAGCGGATGCTGAAGTTCCATAAGTTTCTCAAGAACACGAGTTGCTAAAACGTAGGGAAGCGGCAAGTATTCATCAGTTTCGTCAGTTGCATAGCCATACATCATCCCTTGGTCTCCAGCACCACCTGTATCAACACCTTGAGAAATATCATCACTTTGTAAACCGATAAGATTCGTCACAATGATATTTTCCATTCCTAGTGGTTTAACGACATTTCGAACAACAGTTTTTAAATCAAACAAGGCTGTTGTTTTCATTTCACCAGCAACCACTATATGATTATCTTTGATAAGAGTTTCTACTGCAACCCTGCTATTCTTATCTTGTTCTAAACATACTGTTAGAACTGCATCTGAAATCTGGTCACAAATTTTATCTGGATGGCCATTAGATACTTGTTCACTCGTAATAATCATTCTTTCCTCCACGCAAAAAGCCTCCCCATTTGGGTAAGGCTCTGTTTTTTTTATTTTGCTTTTCTACCTGCTTCATAGGCTTGTTCAAGCATTTCTTTCAATGCCCAAACGCTGATGTCATAAAAGTCAAGGCTGTCACTATTTCTCGTTTCTAGCGTTTCAGCGCCAATTCTATTTTTTGCGATTTTTGTTAAAATATCCTCTTTCTTCATGGTTTTATCCTCTTTCTTTTTTGTTGTAATCATATTACCTCTAAAATCGGGATATATCCAGTCATTTGTGCATTATTTTAAAGATATTTTTAAACTTTTAAAGCTTTCAAAACCACTTCAAGTATAGCTTCCTGTTCATCAGATTCTGGGTAGATATCCCATCCTCTGTCATAAGAAATGATAGTCTTTTCAGCAACATCAACCTCTAATTTGAATACACATCCTAAATCAATACCTACATCAGAAGGTTGGTCACTGACTTTTGCTATGTAATCAACTATTTGTCCGTGATAATGAATCTGCCCTCTGGTCCACATGGTTATTCTCCTCTTATTTTTCTAGGTGTATATTACCGTAGAACCAGAATTTTATCCAGTGAACATAGCCGATTTTCTATCTTTTTTGACATCTTAAGTATATCACAGTCATTTTTAAAAAGCAGTACCATCTTAGTAACAACTTAGTAACAGGGTAGTACCACCTTAGTAACACCCTAGTATCATTATCCATTTATACTCAAGGTTTTACCAGCAAAACGGTAATATTCTTTTACTTGTTTTAAGGCTTTTTGTCTATATCGACTAACTGTCATTCTAGAAACATTATGCTTAGGTAGTAACTCATCCCATGTCAATCCAGCTAAGACCAAATCAACAACTACATCCCTCATTATTTCATCAACAGAAGAAACAGCAAGTTCGAAGAAATCGAGATCGGTTTTTAAATGACAGTACTTTTCAAACAGTGACTCCTGATATTCTTTTTCCTCTGCTAAGAACTTATCATGAAAAGATAGAGCCATATTTTCTGTCCTAACATTAGTTTTACTCGTTTTAACACGTTCTTCATTTGTCTGTCTAGTAGCAAGAGAGTAGAGAAAAGCATCTTCTGAAATGGGTTTATAGTTTTCAATCAAGTTCTTTGCAATTATTAAATCTCTTTTTGCATCTTGATAGTGTTGGAAATAGTAGTCTACTTTATCCATATCATCCTCCTACTTGTGCTTTTACTGCTTCAATCAAACGTGATTGTTGTGCGTCCTTGGCAGTTAAAGCTTTTAGAATATCATCATCAATTGTACCTTCCGTTACAATATGTTGGATAATGACTGTGTTTGATTGTTGCCCTTGTCGCCAAAGTCGAGCATTGGTTTGTTGGTACAGTTCAAGTGACCAAGTTAACCCAAACCACACTAAGTGATGACCTCCCTTTTGTAAATTTAGACCATGTCCTGCACTAGCTGGGTGTAGCAAACCCACAGAGATATTCCCTTTATTCCATTCATGAATATCAGTTTCACTTTTAAGAACCGTAGTTTTAATCCTAAGTTTGTTCAATCGTTCTTGAATACGAAGTAAATCATGCTTGAACCAATAAGCAACCAACACAGGTTCTCCATTTGCTGCTTCGATAATATCTTCAAGTGCATCTATTTTTTGATCATGTAACTTGATAATTCTATGATCATCAGAATAAACTGCACCATTTGCCATTTGAACCAGTTTATTGGATAAACTAGCAGCATTTGCTGCTGTTACTTCAATTTCGTTAGAATCAGAAATAACAGATTCCTTTTTAAACTCTTTATATCTTTTTGCTTCTGCGTTTGTGAGATGGACTAATTTTTTAGTTGAGATTAATGTTGGCATTTGTAGATAATCCATTGCTTTCATAGAAATTGTGATGTCATCAATCTTGTCAAAGATTTGACACTCTGCATAGTCCATTGGAATATATTCATAGACGACGTTTCCATTTCTACGTCCCTCTCTAAAATAACGACTTCGGTATTCTCCGATAAAACGTCCCAAACGAACACCGCCATCAATGACCTTGAACTCCGCAAACAAATCCATTAATCCGTTGGAACTCGGTGTGCCTGTTAAACCTACCACTCGTTTCATGTAGGGGCGCATAGCCATAAAAGCTTTAAAACGTTTTGATTGCCATGATTTGAATGAACTTAATTCATCAATGACAATCATATCCCACTTGAAATGAGGATGACACTGTTCAACTAACCAAGGGATGTTTTCACGATTTACGATGTAGATATCCGCATCTTTTTGGAGTGCTTCTTGTCGTTGTTTAGGACTGCCTATAATTTTTGAATATCTCAAATGAGACAGTTCTTGCCACTGCTCTATTTCGTCACTCCATACTGTATTTGCGACTCTAAGCGGAGCAATTACCAAGACCTTTGAGACCTCATAGCGATCAAACATCAGTTCATTAATAGCTGATAAGGTTGTAGCTGTTTTTCCCATCCCCATGTCTAAAATGACTGCTGCATAAGGAGTTTTTATGATGAAGTCTTTGGTGACTTCTTGATAGTCATGCAGTTTCAATTTCATCCAATATCCCCTCAATATCTTTCTTATTATCTAAAACATAGACTCGAAATCCTAAACGTTCAAATAGCTTATGCCGTGACACCTGCAAAGCTCTAGGATGTTGATTAGGTGCTTTTACTTCCACCAAACCAAACTTGCCATTGGGTAAGAATACCAGTCGGTCAGGTACTCCTGAAAAGGAAGGTGATACCCACTTTGGACAGATACCACCACGCTTTTTAACCTTGCTTGCTAACTTTTGTTCAATCACTTTTTCTCTCATACTTGTCCTCTCATCAGATTTAAATGGTGGAGGTCTAATGAGGTCATTTCCTAAACTTTCCTTATATACTTATTCTTAGTTATATTTCCTATAGAGATAGTTTTAGAAAAGACCATCATTGACTTACACTAAACAAAGAAATGGAAGTCGTGGAACTTAATCCATAAACTTTTTGACCATACTTCACAAATTATTTTTCACTGAATACTTCAACGACTTACACTCCAAAAAAACTTGATTTAAAATCTAGTGGAGATATTCCCTCACTGTGTAAGTCATTAGTTTAGAAAATCATCGTCATCAGCTTTTAATGATAACCCCATAATAAAATTCCCTTTATTAGTCCGTTTTCGTTCATAACCAGCTTGATTAAGTGCAGCATAGAAATCAGTTGTACTTCGTGTGTATTCTAAATTTTGAAGGCAATATGCACGATACTTACTGTATAATTCTCCTGATTTCTCACTTAATTTTTCACCCACGACACAACTTTCATTGATGAAATGCCCCAACCAGTCATTAGCTTCACGGTAGGATTTGACAGAATTTGTTACTGCTTTTGGAACTGATGTTTTAAAATTTGCTTTGATGGCTTTTTCCGCTCCTTCAATAATCCACGATAAAATTGCTGGCCCAGCATTATCGTACAGATAATCCGCAAAATTCTTGATATCTGAACGACCACTAATTTTTGCATTAAATGGAATAACGACCAAACGTCGCCAAGTTCCATCATCGTTCGCTCCAACTTTTGGTAAATGATTCGTATAAAGTACCAGCGTATGAGATGGAACAAAATGAAATGGATCCTTATACTTCTTTTCTGCTTGAATTTCGTCGGTTGAGGTAATTTGCTTCACAACTGCAGTATTCAATCTCATTCCTTCTGCCATTTCAGAAGCAATTACAAGTCGTTTCCCTTTTAACTCAGCCAGTTCTGGACTCACATTTCGTTTATTATTCATGGTTAAAGCATCTGCAGATAATTTGCCGGAATAGCTTCCAAGTACCCTTGCAATTGTATTCCAAAAGGTTGATTTCCCATTTGCTCCTCCGCCATAAGCGATAATCATATGTTCTTGATAGACTTTTCCGATTGCTGTCATACCGATGATTTCCTGTACATAATCAATCAGCTCTTGGTCATTACAGAAAAAAGTAGCTAAAGTTTCTTTCCATAATCCCAAGCCTTCATCACCTGGAGAAACAGTGGTTATTTTAGTGATATAGTCTTTTGGGTCATGTTCATGGTAATCCCTAAGTCCATTTCTTAAGTTGTAGGTAGCGTTGGGAGTATTGAGTAACATATCGTCCTTATCAAGTTCTGATAAATCAATGGCCAACATTGGTTTTGCAGTATTATGAGTCGCAGTAATATAGCGATAATCTCTTCGCTTCATAACAAACTGATAGTATGTTTTTGATGAAAGATAAATCGAGTAAAGTTTTTGTTGGATCGGTGTTTCAATCACTTTAGCAAGAGCTTTGCCACCTTCACGAACTACTGATTCATCAATTCCAGAGTTGACTAACTCTATAACGGACTTTTCGTATTGTTCAAGAGTATCTGCTAGTTGAAAGTCCATAAACTCAAGAACCTTTCCTATGGCCAATTGTTTATCTTCTTTCCAATACTGACCATTAAAAGTTAAATAGTCTGTCGCATTTGTATAAGCTAAAACATCACCATACTCTCTAGCTAATACTCCAGCTTCTCCGATATCAGAAAAATCATCCGGTTTTAAAGAAGGCCTATTGAAACTATCTGGTGAAATATAATCATCTGAAGATTTAATTGTCTTATTGTAGAATCGAACTGCACTTCCCCAGATTGTGTCTAGTTCAGATTTTTCTAGTGGCGGTTCACATCTAGATGCCTGTTCATCAAAACCGCTTCTTGCTTCTTGTGTAACTCCTAATCTTTTAAGAATTTTAGCCGCAAAAACTGACATGGTTGAATTTCGACTTCCCTCAGCGATAGGTCTTTTAGGTGATCTATAAAAGTCAGCATCAAAATCTTCTTCTACTTCTTGAAGTAAACCTTCGTCGATAGTCATCCAGGAATCATTCCATATGACTTTTGCATTCGGATTGCCAAAGAAGAACCTTGCTGCATCTTTTGCATTATCATCAAAAAATTGATACCTATTCGTAAGTTCTTCTTTCATAGCTACATAAGCTTCCCTATCGTTTGTTTCTTTAATTGGGAAATAAATATGAAATTTTGGACGTGCTATCATGGCACCCTTAGACAACATATGATTTCGGCTAGTAACTAGAGCAAAGTCATAATCAATAAAGATTTCTTTAAGGTTCTCTTCTGTAACCCACTCGTTAGGGTTGTCTGTCTTGTCATTATCAATATCCATGACAATAACATTTGATTTTATAAAATTTGAGTTTGAGCGAGTGTGATTGGTAAACTCTGCACCTACATGATCGTATTGAACTGCATTCAATAATGATTTGTCATCTGTTATTCTGACTTTATTGGGATATACAGTACTTGTTTGGATACCTGTCTTTCCAGAATGACATAACGAAAATTGCATCCTTAACTCCTCCTTAATCTGCTAAAAAATCGAGATTCTATTGCTCTTTATATCTTTATAGGTAAAATTTGCATGCTATTTTCCGGTTCAGTAGAGATTTATTTCAAAAAAAAGTTACTCTTCCTTTATATGTCAAAGGGAGAGTTTTCTTTGTTTTAAATTTTTTATTAATTTTTGAAAAAACCGGAATTCAATCATCTCATTTTACCTATACAGGTGTAAGAATTAGAAATCGAATAAAAAAATATTTTTGAAATCCGGAAATTCTAAAGTGATTCTTACCTATAAAGATAGGAGGATGTGAAATGACAAAAGAACAATTAATTGAACACGATGAACAATTAGTAGATACACTAACTGCCATCAGTGTTATCTCAAAACAACTAGCTAAAAAAATTAAAGAGGACGAACAATATGAGCAAAATGAAACAACTGAATGACTTATTAAATGAAATGAAAGAATCAACAAAGTGCCAGTTAAAAATTATAGAGGAGTTTCAAGAACTACTGTCTGAGGAAAACACCACTTTAAATCACGAAAAAGTTATGAAAGAACCAAGACATGTAACCCTTGAAGAACTTCGTGGTGTGCTTGCTACAAAAGCTAGTGAAGGATTTAAAGATGAGATTCGAGCTTTGTTAAAAGCTTATGGTGCTGATTCACTTTCAAAATTAGATCCTAAAAACTACTCAGCTTTAATGGAAGAGGCTGGAGGTATTGGTATTGACTAATCATGCTGTATTATCCGCTTCTGCTTCTCATCGATGGCTAAATTGTCCACCATCAGTAAGATTAACCGAAAAATTAGAAGATAAGGTTTCAACGTATGCATTGGAAGGAACAGAAGCCCATGAGTTGTGTGCCTATTTAGTTGAAACTGCACTTGGACGTAAGGCGCGTGATCCTACTGAAAACTTAACTTTCTATAACGAGGAAATGCAACATTGCGCAGAAGAATATCGGAACTATGTAGTTGAACAGATAGAAATCGCAAAAACATATTCTAGAGATCCAACCGTTCTTGTTGAACAGAGACTAGATTTCTCAAAATGGGTTCCAGAAGGTTTTGGTACAGGAGACTGTATTATTGTGGCTGATGGTTTGCTACAAATCATCGATTATAAACACGGTCTCGGTGTACTAGTTGATGCTGACCATAACCCCCAAATGATGTGCTATGCTTTAGGTGCTTTGGAAATGTTTGAAGGCTTATACAGTTTTGATAAAGTGACAATGACTATTTTCCAACCACGAAAAAATAATGTCTCAACATTTGAAATGGACAAAGAAAAACTACTTCACTGGGCTGAAACTGAACTAGCTCCTAAAGCTGAACTAGCTTTCAGAGGTGAAGGAGAAATGAAATCAGGAAAACACTGCCAGTTCTGCAAAATAAAAAGTATCTGCCGCAAACGTGCAGAAGATAACCTAGAACTTGCCAAGATGGAATTTGCTGATCCTGCTACTCTTAGTAATAAAGATATATCGGAGATTTTACCAAAAATTGAACTATTGATAACATGGGCTAACGATGTTAGAAATCATGCTTTAAATTTAGCTACAAATGGCCATACAATCCCAGGTTACAAGCTAGTTGAAGGACGTTCTATTCGAAAATTCTCAGATGAAAATAAAGTAATTCAAACAGTAACTGCTGCAGGATTTGACCCCTATGAAAAGAAACTACTAAACATTACCGGGATGACCAAACTGCTTGGAAAACAAGCCTTTAATGAGCTTCTTGGTAATCTAATTACAAAGCCAAATGGAAAACCTACACTCGTTCCAATTGATGATAATCGTCAAGAAATGAACCTAGCAAAAACAGATTTTACAGAGGACTAAACTTATGACAACTAAAGTAATCACAGGAAAAGATACACGTTTTAGTTATTTAAACGCAAATGAACCCAAAGCTATTAATGGCGGTAAACCAAAGTATAGCGTGTCACTCATCATTTCAAAAGATGATGTTCAAACTATTGATAAAATTAAAGCAGCAATTGAGCAGGCCTACAAAGAAGGCGAATCTAAACTAAAAGGCAACGGAAAATCTGTTCCATCCCTAGAAGTTTTGAAAACTCCACTACGAGATGGTGACTTGGAACGTCCTGATGATGTAGCTTATCGCAATGCCTACTTCGTGAATGCGAACTCTCCACATAAACCTGGTATTGTTGATGCTAACCGTCAAGAAATTATTGATACTTCAGAGTTATATTCTGGTATCTATGGACGTGCCAGCATCTCCTTCTACGCTTTCAATTCAAACGGAAATAAGGGAATTGCTTGCGGTCTTAATAACCTGCAAAAATTGCGAGATGGTGAGCCTCTGGGAGGTCGTACAAGTGCTGAAGATGACTTCGCTACAGACGATGATGATTTCTTAAACTAAGAAAGGAGATATGAAAGATGATTTTTTCAATTTTTATGACTATCTTAATGGCAGTTTGGCTATTCACTGGACTATATGCTGCATTTATGACAATTCGAGATGATATCCGATCAGAAAAAGAGAGAAAACAAAAAATGGTGAATGCAAATGACAATAATTGAATTCTTATGGACTGTTGCATCTTGTCTCACAATAGCTTTACTCAGCCATCTTTTATATGTTAGTATTCGCAATGACATCAGATATGAGAGAGAACGATTCTTTAGTCGCAGAAATAAACACTAAAACATGGTGGCAGTTCTTTCTGCCACCTTTTTAAGAAAGGATGAATTATGCAAATTAAAGAACTATCAGTAGACATAGAAACTTATTGTGATGTAGACCTACGGAAAACTGGAGTTTATCGATATGCGGAAGATGAATCTTTTGAAATCCTTCTTATAGCAGTATCTATCAATAACGCTCCTGTAATTGTTTATGATCTGACTAAGGATAAACTACCAAATCTTATCCTACATGCCTTAATTGATGATACAGTCATTAAATGGGCTTTCAACGCAACATTTGAGCGCATTTGCCTGTCTAATTGGATTAAGAAACATTACCCTACCTTACTTAACGAGAACTTTTTATCCCCAAACTCTTGGCGATGTAGCATGATTTGGTCTGCTTATTTGGGATTGCCCTTGTCACTTGAAGGTGTAGGTACGATTCTTAAACTTAGTGAACAAAAACTAAAAGTTGGGAGTGAATTAATTCGCTACTTCTGCCTTCCTTGTAAACCCACAAAAATAAATGGTGGTCGAACACGTAATTATGAAAATCACGCGCCAGAGAAATGGAAAAATTTCATCGAATATAATAAACGAGATGTAGAAGTTGAACTAGCAATCAAAAAAAGGTTGCAAAACTTCCCAGTTCCTGACTTTGTATGGGATGAGTACCATCTTGATCAGAATATCAATGACTACGGTATTAGAGTTGATGTTGACTTTGTCCAGTCAGCCATCAAAATTGATTCAGAGAGTAAAGCAAAAATCCAAGAAGAATTGAAAGCTTTAACATGTCTTGAAAATCCCAAATCCGTTCTACAGATGATTGGTTGGTTACGTGAGCACAATATAGAAACAGATTCACTCGATAAAAAGACTGTAAATAACCTTTTACAAAAAGTTGATGATAAAACGGCAAGGGTTCTAAAATTACGTCAGCAAGCAGCAAAATCAAGTGTATCAAAATATCAGGCAATGATGAATTGTGTTTGTAAAGATGGACGTGTAAGAGGGATGTTCCAGTTCTATGGAGCAAATCGTACTGGGAGATGGGCTGGACGATTAGTGCAACTTCAAAATCTACCCCAAAACCACTTAACAGACATAAATGAAGCCAGAATACTCTTTAAGACTGAAGATAGTGATACTGTTGAACTTCTCTATGATGTTCAAGACACACTGTCACAGCTTATTCGAACATCTTTTATTCCTAGTAAAGATAAGAAATTTATCGTTTGTGACTTTTCTGCTATTGAAGCTCGTGTTCTATCCCATCTAGCAGATGAGACGTGGAGAACTAAAGTTTTTAATAAAGGGGAGGACATTTACTGCGCCAGTGCCAGTAAAATGTTCCATGTCCCAGTAGAGAAACATGGAGTTAATACACACTTACGTCAAAAAGGAAAGATTGCAGAGCTAGCACTAGGCTATGGTGGTTCTGTAGGTGCTCTTAAAGCAATGGGGGCTATTGAGATGGGATTAGCTGAAGAAGAACTACAACCACTTGTTGGTTCATGGCGAACAGCCAATCCTAACATTGTCCTTTTGTGGTGGGATATCGATAAGGCTGTCAAGACTGCTATCAAGGGACAAACCGAAACGGAAAGTCATGGCATTCTATTCAGTGTTGAAAAAGGAATGTTATTCATTACTCTCCCATCTGGACGAAGATTGGCTTATGTGAAACCAAGAATTGGAGAGAACCAATTCGGAGGAGAATCAGTAACGTATGAGGGAACCGGTTCTGCAAAACGATGGGAAAGATTGGAAAGTTATGGTCCAAAGTTTGTAGAAAACATCGTCCAAGGAATTAGTCGAGATATACTAGCCCATTCGATAAAACAACTAAAAGACAAGAAAATCGTTGGCCATATTCACGATGAGCTTATCATCGAGTGCTTACCAACGCAAAAACTGGATGAAATATCTGATCAAATGTCCATTTCACCAAACTGGATGAGAGATATCAATCTACGGGCTGAAGGATATGAATGTTACTTCTATCAAAAAGACTAAAGAAAAATCCGCATCCTAAATAGGATAGCGGACTTCTTTCGTTATTGGTTTAATTCTCTATAGACTTCTTTAGCCATTACTTGAGCTTTCTTAATAGCTTCATAACCTTGAGTCTTTTTAATTCCAAGTGTAGAAATAATATCTTGTTTTGCGATGTCCATATTCTCATAAATAAGTCTTAGAATTTGGCCATATTTCTTATTTCGACGTTCTACTTCTTCTATCAGTTCACGAATTGTTTCTAACATCATAATAATCTCTTCGTGAGAGTCAACACCAGTTGGATCAAAACCTACTTCTTCGTTATTAGACATTTTATCCAACATCTCATCTAAAGATAAATCATTACCTTTCGTATAACGATTAAGATACTCGTTAACATCCATATTGAAGATTTTAATGACATTGTCAAAGTCCTCAACAAAAACTGGTACAAAACCTACAAGTACAGCTTTCCCATAAAACTTAAATGTTTTTAAGTTTTTAGGGTTAATATCTTTGCTCTGTCTCATCTCTTTATCTCTAATGACAAAAGGAGCGAGAACTTGATTAGGTTCACAAGGTACATCGTTATATGCCTTTTCATTTTCATATCTTGAAGGGTTATACTTTGATTGACGTTTTTTTACTTGAATTGTCATTGTTTGACTGACTTTCTGTTAATACCGAAAGCAGTTTTGACAACTCAATATGCATTAAATATATTATTGACCGCATAGTACTTTCCTCTATGTATCGGTCAGCCAATTTCACAAGCTGAAATAGTTCCCTACTAAATCTACATCTGAAATTATGGTCATCGTCATGACTCCGTTTTTCTAGTAGGTATAATCTATAATCTAAGTATAGTACCTTTTAACGAAACCCAACAGAGCAGAAACTGATGGGTTTAAAATAACAGAATCCTTTAACAATAGCTTTTAAGAGGTTTATTTTATATTCAAACGTCACAGAACTATTGAGTTATATATAAAAAAAGACCGCCCCCACCTTTTTTGGGTGGGTTAATGAATTTTTTTTTAAAAAAAACA